GACTTCTTTCTGCTCGCAGGGGAAAATAATATAGATTGGAGATTACTATATGCAAATAGAAAAACTAAAAACTAAACTTCTTATCCCCGCTGATTATAACCCCCGCAAGGATTTAAAACCTGGGGATACCGAATATAAAAAATTAAAACGCTCCATCGAGCAGTTTGGTTATGTTGAACCGGTTATCTGGAATAAGACCACAGGCAGAGTCGTTGGTGGCCACCAGAGACTAAAAGTCCTCCTAGATTTAGGAATGACTGAAGTTGAGTGCGTGATCATTCAAATGGATGAAGAAAAAGAAAAGGCTCTCAACATTGCCCTTAATAAAATCAGTGGTGATTGGGATAAGGATAAGCTATCCCTACTTATCGCTGACCTGCAGGGTGCTGACTTTGATGTCTCTCTTACTGGTTTTGATCCTTCTGAGCTGGATGACCTGTTTAAAGATTCCTTGAAAGATGGTATCCACGATGATGAGTTTGATGTGGATGCAGAGCTGGAAAAACCCGCCATGACAAAACTCGGCGATGTCTGGAAGCTTGGTCCCCATAGACTGGTCTGCGGTGATTCCACTAAGGCAGAAACCTTCACTCTTCTTATGGATGGAAAGCTGGCAAATCTGGTGGTGACAGATCCCCCTTACAATGTAAACTATGAAGGCTCAGCCGGTAAAATCAAAAACGACAACATGAATGATTCTGCCTTCTATGAATTCCTATTGGCGGCTTTTACCAATACGGAATCTGTCATGACGCAGGACTCCTCTATCTACGTTTTCCATGCAGATACGGAAGGGCTGAACTTTAGAAGGGCATTTTCTGAAGCGGGCTTCTATCTCTCCGGCACCTGCATTTGGAAGAAGCAATCTCTGGTCCTTGGTAGGTCCCCTTACCAATGGCAGCATGAACCTGTGCTATTTGGGTGGAAGAAAAAAGGCAAGCACAACTGGTATGCCGATCGAAAGCAAACGACCATCTGGGAATTTGAAAAACCTAAGAAGAATGGGTCCCACCCAACAATGAAGCCTGTGGCTCTTGTGGCCCATCCTATTCTTAATTCAAGTCTCAGCAACTGCATTGTCCTGGATCCATTTGGCGGATCAGGTAGTACACTCATTGCCTGTGAACAGACCCAGCGGATTTGTCACACCATTGAGCTTGATGAAAAGTTTTGTGATGTAATTGTTGAACGCTACGTTTCTGGAGCAGAGACCTCAGATGACGTTTACCTTATTCGTGATGGAAAAGAATACCGCTACAGTGACCTCCCTGAAAATAAATAACACAACTATCGAAAGATAGACTTGCTATTTACATCACTTAGAGTGATATATGTAGTAAGCAAAAAACAAGGAGGTCAAAACCATGAAAATCAATTACAACGTAACCGGTAACGAACGTAAAAAGCTGGTGAAGCTCATCAGCGAAATCACAGAGGTTCCCTCAAAATACCTGGGTGTTCCATCCTGCGCTTACCAGGTCGGACCTTACCGCATCGGAAAAGACGGAGAGCTAACCTTTGACACCGAAGTGGGTCAGGACGATATCAATTTGCTGATGAAAAAGCTTTTAGAGGCAGGGTTTGAAACTGAGGTGGATGAACCAACTTCTGCTGAAGATGAACCTGAGGAAACTGGACTCATCATCCAGATACCAAAAGACTCCCTTTCCGATGAGGATTTTGAGAAACTAGCTAAACTGTTAGAAGCAAAAGGCAAGCTTATTAAGAAAGCGCTCAATGTAGATGCCCTTCCCATTGAATCCGACGAGGAACGCATTAGTTTCCCTTGGTTTTCAAAGCTACCAAATCCAGACGAGATAAAAGCCTACTCCCAGTTCATTACAAAGCTTTGTGAGATGGCGAAAACCCAAAAGAGAATCACCGTAAAAGAGAAAGCAGTCGACAATGAGAAATACGCATTCAGATGCTTCCTTCTCCGCCTCGGATTCATTGGAGAAGAATTAAAAACCCACAGAAAGATTCTCCTTCAAAACCTTTCAGGCAGCAGTGCTTTCAAAGGAGGTGCTCCCAATGATGCCGATCACTAAAGAACGACTGGCTCACCTACGCAAGCACTACCCCGCTGGCGCCAGGGTTCAGCTCCTTTGGATGGATGATGTGCAAGCACCACCAACAGGCACAAAAGGCACCGTGTGGGGCGTGGATGACACAGGCTCCATCATGGTTCAGTGGGACAACGGGAGTAGCCTGAATGTGGTTTATGGCATTGATTCCTGCAAGGTAATCGATGAAAAGTCCAGGGAGGAGGCATAGCAATGAAGGCATTATTTGGTCGAAAGTTCTACAATTTAAAAGAACTACGAGAGGCAACTGAAAAAGCAAAGGAAGATGGTGTCATTGGTTCTGATTACACTGTGATTCGAGTTGTTGAGCTAAGTGATTTAGAATTTAAGAAGTTCACCAGCAACTTCCTAGAGGATCAGCCCTGGATCAAGAAGTCAGATGGTGGCACCAACGAAAAAGGTGAGCTTCGATGCATTAGGATCATCAACAAGCAAACTGGCGAAAAAATCCTCACAAATACTGAGGGCCACTCTTACTGCCGGTACTGTGCTATTGAAGATTAGTATCCTGGCCAGAAATCTGCTCTATTACTACAGAAATGACTTGATATTATTCTCGTTTAGAGTGATATATGTAATACCAAAACAAAACCACACTAAATGGAGGATGAGAACATGAAAGAAATCAAGGCATTTGAAGAAGCCAAAGCAACCGGTGCAAATTTTAAGGAATCAGGAATCAACAGCGCCATGTACTGGGCTTACGAAAGAAGCAAGGAAGCGGGAAACGACACCATCGACTTTTCCGAGGTTATTTGGGATTACGACATTGAACACATTGTTAAAGCCTGCAGAGCCTATGGTATTGACCACATCACCATTTCAAGCACCTTCTCAGGGCTGATCGCAACCCTTGCCGAATTTGAAAAGCACGGTTGTAGGATGGACGGACTAACCAAGGTTAAGACAAGCGACACCGACTGGCAGACCGGCGAAAAGCAAATTCTACCAGCAATCTTGGTTAAGATTTAAGGGGGTTTAGACCATGTGGAGAGAAGGCAAAATCGAAGTCGAAAACAGAACCATTTATTACTGGATCAAAAGCTTTGACTTAGGCTCCCCTTACGGCATTGATGAGGGTAGAATATCAAAACTGATGCTAAAGCGAGATGGCCAGATCATTGCAAACTTTGATAGAGGCTGGGATATTGAACCCATCGACGCCAATGCGCATGCTGCACTTGAAATATTGATGAAGGAATACAATTAACAATAAGATAGAAACGCATATAGGAACAGGGCTGCATGGCTCTTTTCCTCATTACAGAAGACCTTAGGGTCTATTTTTTATGTCTTTTTAAAGGAGGTGTCCGCATATCCGAAAACTTAAGAAGTATAAACCAACCTCATACATGGCGAAAGATTCCCATTACAGTAAGGAGATGGCGGACTACGCAGTTGGTTTTATTAAATGCCTCTCCCATACCAAAGGAACCTGGGCAGGAAAGCCTTTTGAACTTATTGACTGGCAAGAAAAAATCATTCGGGATCTATTTGGAACTTTAAAACCAGATGGGTATCGTCAATTTAATACAGCTTATGTAGAGATACCAAAGAAGATGGGAAAAAGTGAGCTGGCGGCGGCTGTTGCCCTGCTCTTAACCTGTGGAGATAACGAAGAACGAGCTGAGGTTTATGGCTGTGCTGCAGATCGTAACCAAGCCTCTATCGTTTTTAACGTGGCAGCTGATATGGTGCGTATGTGCCCAGCCTTATCAAAGCGAGTTAAGATTCTGGACTCACAGAAAAGATTAATCTATCAACCTACTGGAAGCATCTATCAAGTGCTCTCAGCGGATGTTGGAAACAAACACGGTTTTAATACCCATGGCGTCGTCTTCGATGAGCTTCATACACAACCAAACCGAAGGCTTTATGATGTGATGACAAAAGGTAGTGGCGATGCCCGGATGCAACCTTTATATTTTC